AAGATGTCAGCGAAAGCTTGAAAGAGCAAGGCAAGCGCTGGTACAAGAGCAAGCCAAAAGTTTTTGTTTTTCAAACGTACAGACCAGTTAATGTTTTTCATATTATGTTTCCTCTTTTTCTTTCTTATCGATTGCTATTGCTAGTGATTAAAGTCTTAAGCTCTCTTACGTCTTCACTCAAGACCTTAACTTGTTCAGCCAAGACCAAAATAGCCTTGTTTTGTTCGTCGTGATTATCTAAGCGTTTGCTGGCCGAAGCCTTAAACTCTCTTAGATTCTCGATGTCCTTCTCCATGATGGTATTTCTGTTCTCTTCTTTTGTGGCCCGATCCCTCATTGAGAGATACAGGCCTAAAACAGGGATTAGAGATAGCCCCAATTGCAAAATAAATCTTTCATACTCTGGCATAAGCACCCCTTTCTACTCTTTAGGCATCGTCCAAGGGAATGCTGCACCAACACCAGCGAGTTCAAGCGAACCGCCCGTCTTAAACTCAGATACAGATTGGCCATCGTAAGTAAAGTCTTTGTTGACTTGCACTAATACGCGTTTGCCCTCTCCAAATTTTTCTTCGTGGGAAGCATCTTCAAGGCTAAATACGTCATAAGCGTGATATAGCTTGCCAGTTACTGCTGGATCGATAAGCTCCAGATAACGTTTGTAAATCGTAGGGTCTACAGGATTATCCTTGTTAGTAGCTACAGCTAAAACAGTAGCTTCTGCCAATTTAGTCAGTTTATCCACTTTTTCATTTTGGCTAGATACTGACTTGTCAAGTTCTTTAAACGCATACGCTGTGTAATGCTCTTTAAAAAACTCTTGTTTAATCATTTCCAACAGCTCGTTCGCATCTTTGCGCGTATGGTCGCCATCAAGAGGAAATGCAGCAGTCGCATAGTACGGCTGTTGTTGATAAATCGTTACAATCGTTTTGATGACAGTTCCGTCAGGGCCATATTGTCCAGATGCATCTTTTACTTCAAACGTCATTGATGATTTTCTCCTTTCGCTTGTTCTTCTTCAAACTTAGCTCGTAACTCATCATTGCGGGCTAGAACAGCTCTAAAGGCATCTAGCTCGCCTTGAACTGCTATGAGACGAGATTTGTACTCTGACGCCTCGATAATTTTGTTAGCGAGCTGAATGCCTAAATCGTTGATAATATCTTGATTAATTTTATCTGTCATTATTTCTCCTTTTTTATAACTCAATATCGTACAGCCCAGGGGAACCTAGACTGTTTCTTGAGAACCATTCCCTGACTTTTACGAAATTGTATTGAATTTGAGACAAAATATCTACTAGAGATTTTGCGGGAGCGTCTCTGGTAAATGTATCTTTTACAAAGCGTACATTTCCGACTAAAACAACCTCTCGCGCTCCAGGGTCGTTGAATACTTTAATACCCGTAAAACCTGCATTTGGATCAAGACTACTGCTAGTACCTACACCAAAGGCCCATGCTGCATAAGATGTACCACCCCTTTTTGTTGGGGCTAAAAACGCATGTGTACCTCCTGAGCTATAGACCAAGTTGTTGTAAGCTGATTTAAACTCGATTCTGGCTGTTCCGTTGTATGTCGTAACATTAGTGTTAAGGTTGATAATAGTATTTCCGTTATTACCTCGGATAATACCACCCTCGTACTCTAACCCTCTGAACGTTCCAGATGTGATACTTTTTGCGTTGAGGTTGATTACATTGATTCGCGATGCATTAAGCGTGCCAGTTGTTATCTGGTCAGCTGTTATGCTCTCGATCGCAGCACTCTTGATACTAGCCCTATCCATCAGTGTCTCATTAGTAATGTGCGTCAACTTACCAGTGATGCGATTCCTGCCGTCTGCACCCAAATTAATACCAGAGATTAGATCACCAGCAGAATTTAGATTTTTGATAGCCCAAGAGCCTGCCAATTGAGTTTGGACGCTTCGGACAGCTTGGTCTACCTCCATCCGCTTGTTTACCTCAAAGTCAAATTTAGGCTCTCTACCTTCTACGACAATAGGTTTTTTGAGAAAAACGCTTTCCCCATTTAAACCTGAGAACGAGATTTTAAGATAAACGCCGTCAGAGCCTTTATAATAATAGCTAATGCCCGTCCATGTTCCGTAAATTGTATCGCCTTGTCGTTTGTAGGATATAGATGATGATGCGTTCTCGGTGCCAATAGCTACAGAAATATTACATTTATCAATGCCTTCAACAACAATTGAAAATGATAAATCCTTAACACTTTCTGGAATTCGATTTAACGGCAACCACACGGCATCATTAGACGTCAACCTTGAATTGGCGTGAAATTCCAATTTACCAAAAGCGGAGAGGCCCGAACTTACAAGAGAAACCGTTGAAGAATCCCCTTTGCCAAAGTATTTCCTTACGTAATCTGACATAGTAAACGGATTGGCTACATAGTTTGAAGACGTAAGCTCTTGATTAACTACCTTCGAGACTTCGGTCTGAAACAGGCTATCCGTCAATGTCATCCGAGCAATATTCTGCTTGATTCCATCTTCTGTCGTGCCAATAATACGGTCATAGAGCCTTTGTGTCTCAGTGATAGACTGTATCTCTGTACGCTTGGCATAGCCTGACTGCTCGACTGTGGACAAGACTGTATTAATGCCCTTGGCTGTCTCATCTCTGATTAGCTGGTTTATCTCTTGTCTTCTCTGCCCGTCTGCGTCGATGTAGCTCTTAGCTTCCGTGACAGTTGCTCTAATGCCGTCTAACGTGCGGTCTAATGTGGTTATCTTACCATTTAGCCACTCTGCGCCATCTTCAGGCGCTGGTTGCCATTTGCGATCAGTTGTGCCTTCGTATAGGTCGAACTCGGTCAGGAATACACCAGACCATTTATCTGAACCGTTGTTAGGCCCTCCATTAAAAATATAGAGATAGCCTTCATCAAAATCCCCTGTATTAAATTTAAAGGATTTCTTGACGGCTTCAACGTGGCTAAGAAACGGTATGGTCGTAGGGTTAAACAGCAACTCTTCGGATGTGTAGTCTTGCGTCTCACCCTTCTTACGCTTACGGATGTAGACCCTTAAACTCTTTGTATTTCCTGAGTTAAAACCGAAGAAGTTCAGCATGTAGGCTGTATTCTTTTTGAGCAGAAACCTCGGAGATTTCATCCAAGATACACCAGTCAAAGCAAACATCCGCTTCTGACCGTTGAAATAGAATACGTGACTCTGGAAGTTAACACTCTGAGTTTCCCAATACTGCAATCCATCATCCGCTCGTGAGTTGCGGATCATATTCGGCCCGCCTGAACCATTGGTCTGAAGCTCTAGAATCGTCTCTCTAATCCCGTCAGCTGTCTGCTTCATCTCGGCTTTGCTGACCGTGTTGTCCAACTGCTGACCAATGCGGACTAGGTTCTCGTCGTTTGTGCGTTGATATTCGGTAGTTGCTGTTTTGAGATCTACGATAGATCTTCTATTTTTAAGATGCTTATCTGATAGGTCGCTGATGTTCTTCATTTGAGCTTTAAAAAGCTGACTAGCAGTACCTAATCTCACATTCTGATCTACAGACGCATTAATCTTATCCAGCAAATCTTGGCTATCAATGATTGCGCCAGCTTTTGCCAAGGCCTCAGAGGCTTCGTTCTTGGCTTGTTGGATAGATTCTGTGGATTGTTTCAGCTTCTCGTCAATGTCTTTTTTGACCCTATCCACATCTTCGGTATCAATGCGCTTTTCCCACATTTCGCCATTCCAGACGTACATGCGGTCATATTGCCCATTTTTCTCAAACCACAAGTCACCAACTTTGTGTTCTATTCCTTCGGCTGGTTTCTGATACCAAACCTTGTTACCTGACGCATTTAAGAGATAATCAGGCAACCCGCTTTCAATGGCTTTCTGCCGATTCTCTAGCGAGTCCATACGCCCTGACAATCCACCAGTCATAGCAGAGCGGATAGATTCACCGATGATACCAAATTCCACAGATTCGTTGCGCTCATTCACAAAATCGTAAACAATTTTAGTAACTTTAGCGTCATCCTCTGTGATTCCAATAGATGGATAATAGACGGGTACGATGTCACAAAACTCCAGCTCCTCAATGATTTTGTTATCTTGATAATCAAGAGTGCTTGCTAAGTCCACGTACTCAATCTTGGTATTGATTTTAGGGGCGCCAATCTTGTTGTGCTCCATAAATTTCAAGGTCATAGCTCTCAGCTTGTCAGGGGTTGGGATTTCCTTCTCCTTAAACTCGCTGGAGAAGTCTACCACTTTTATACGTCTGTTGGCGTACATACTGATGTACTTGCTGTCTACGTAATCACCTGGTATCGTGACTGTGACGGGAGCTGGTGTGCTATCACTTCCTTGGCTGTCTGGTGTGTAGGTAGCAAACGGATAGACCGAAGTATAAGACTCTTCAATAGATTCATCGCTCTCGGCTGATATGATATTCCTGCCGTATTCCAAAACCGTAGGAGCTCTTCTACCAAGCTGTTTATGCAATCTGACAGTTAGGTTGTCAAACTCGTACTCACCGCCCCAGACATCCAAAATAGAGCCCTCAACACCACCGAGAGCAAGATGCGCGTTCGTCATCTTGTCTGCGGTAAATGTTGTGCTACCTGTCGTATCGATATCTGACCAAGTGGAGAAGCGGTAGTCGCCTATCAGGTTATTAGCCCAGATAGCAAGAGCCACGGAAGCTGTACCACTTAGATTGATTCCGTGACGTACTGCCATATACTCTAGCTTATGCTTGATATGGCTACCGTAGATTTTTAAAACCCCGCTACTGTCCTTGACAATTCTGGATATTTCGATAGTCTGATTCTTCGTCCGCAATCCAGCGTCTACCTTGATTTTCATTTCTTTCTCTAACACAGAGGCTAGAGGGCCATTAGCTGGATATTCTGCATAAAACGTGTAGAGACCGTTTCTCTCACGGGTGACATTTCCTGTTGTTACATCAATCTCTCCCAATCCATAGGTATCGAATTGTTGCTCGTTTTTATTAAATAAAATAGGCTTCAAATCTTCACCCCCCAGTTCGGAATTATTGAGACTGTAAAATTGCCGTCCCAAGAAATACGGTTAGCTTTAGTCTCTAAATAAGGCATCTTATACTGTGGTGCTCTAACAACCTTATCCCAAGCTGGAAGCCCTCCGCTGTAGACTTGGTTAGTCTGCATGTCAAGAGTGATTCCGCCTTGGATATCTTTTAGTCTAGTCTGCCTGCCGTTGATTGTGATAGTAGTCGTTCCATTCCCTGAAATAATAATCACGGGCTTTGCATTAACATTTCCCTTGCCTTGGATAGTCTGACCATTCGACACAGTCAAGCGATCTCTACCGTCCTTATAAAACTTGATAGGGTGACAAAGGAAGTTTAACTTCACGCTACCAAACTGCCTGAGAATCTCTGAAATAGAGAATGTTTCAAGAAATGCTGCACGGTATACGAAGTCAGAATCCCATGAGAGAATCAAGTCCTTGTAGCCGTTGACAGCAAGCCAGTCCGTCAAGCGCTCTCCGATTTTGGTTAAGTCACTCTTGGTACTTATCCGAAACGGGAACTCTTTGGTAACTGGATTTAAGCGATTGTTATCAATAAGCAAAACACCATCTCGGCCAGAGACGGTGACTTGACTAATATCTTTACTTGCCGAACTGTGTTCGACTTCATTTATTAAACGCAAATCAAAGTCTGTACTTTTCTTCCCGTCAAAACTAATATAAGCCATACTAAATCATACGCCCCCTTTCTTGCCTAGTGTAGTATGCTAATTCTCTAATCAATCTTCGCATATTGTCAGGAGTGAAGAAGTCGCTATTTCCTTGTCCTGTTGCGTTTAAAGTGTAATTGTTGGTCACATTTGATGTGCTATTAGACACACCAGCAGAACCACCGCCACCGAAGCGATAAGCTAACGAAGCGTTGAGCCCTGATGCTATTTCTGCTGATTTTGGAATATCCAAACCAAAACCAGAAACGAATTTAGCGCTTGCGTCAATCGTGTTTTTGGCTAAGTCATCCATCGAATTATCAACATACCAGCTGTATTTATCGATACCAAGCGCCCAACCTTCAGGGATCGCTCGACCGATTTTGTCACGGAATACCTTGGATGGTGAGTTGATGCTCAAAGCACTTCGGGCAGCAGACACAGCGCCGTAAGCGATACTTGCAGCAGCATTTGCTACTGATCCAGCCATGGCATAGATACCAGCTGTTAGACCTTCACCGATAGACATACCAGCCCCGTATGCTGAGTTGTATCCGCCCTGCATGCCGTTTGTGGCATTGTCTCTAAGAGACGAACCTGCGCTATGTGCAGAGCCTTGATGGCTTTGGATTCCATCTGTAGCCCCAGAACCAAAATCAGAACCTGCTTTGCGACCATCACGGCCGAGTGAACTCACACTTGCATTGACTGTTTCTTTCAGCGCATTTGAAGCTCCTGTGACGATCCCCTGAGTAGAAGAGATCCCATTGCTGACACCAGACCCAAATTGCGAACCCTTGCTTTGACCGTCTGAAGCCATTGCGAGAAATTGCGCAGAAATAGCAATATTCATCGCTGATGCAGCACCTACGGCTATTTGTTGACCTATTCCGATACCGCTTGCGATACCTCCGCCAAATTCAGAACCTTTCGCCTGACCTTCCGAAGCCATACCAGCTACAGAAGTTACTGCTCCAGCTTTCAGAGCGTTTGCAGCGCCCTGCACAGCTTCGATACCACCAGACACACCAGAGCTTAGCCCTGAACCAAGTTCAGAACCTTTAGTTTGTGCATCGCCAAATATGCCATTAAGAGCATTCAGCGAAGCGCTCTTGAGCAATTCGCCGGCTCCTTGGGCTACACCTTGATTATCAGTGATACCTTGTGCATACTGACCACTTACTTGCGAACCGCTATTTCTAGCCTCTTCTGGTACACCGTTAAAGCCTTGTTTAGCAGCTTCCGCTATTCCAGACATTGCTTGTGCAGCAGCAGTTATGTTTGATGTAATACCCTCTCCTACTTTTTCAGGGATTTCACGACCTTTTACATTAAATCCAGCCGCTTGTAAAGCCTTTCTAAACTCATTCCCGATAGCAGTAACCATTGCTTGTACTTCTGGTGCTAACTCTGCGCCAGTAGCATTTATGCCACGCAAAAATCCCTCTTTAGCTTTGTCTCCAGCCTCGTTCCATTTCTGGTTAAGAACACCCAACTGTTCATCCGAAGCTTCTACCAGAGCTTGCGTTTGTTCCGCCGCCTTTGGGCCTGCTTGTCTTAATTGTTCGATCAAACCTTGATCTAAACCTCGACGGGCCAAAGTTTCAAGATTTCCAGCCCACTTATCAACAGCTTCAATGTTTTTCTGCAAATTAGCTGTCATTTGATCCACGGACACGACTGCTTGTTGTTCAATCGCTTGAAATGCGTTCTGTACATCGCCTTTCATAGCTTCATATTGAGAGCGTATATCTTCAACCAACTTGCGTTGGCTTTCGTTAAGGGTATTCCAAGTCAGAACTTGACGGCCTGAAGCATCTTCAACCGCTTGAGCACTTGCTTCTGCAGATTTAACAGCGGTATTAGAAGTCTCTTCATACTGAGATTCTAGGCTCTTGAGACTGCCTTCTAGGTCGCTGAGTTGCTTACCAGCTTCTTCTCTGACCTTCTTCAGGGCAACCTCTTTGATTGTGCTGTTACTTGCACTTTCGCCAAGTTTCTCCTCAGCGTCTTTCAGCTTGCTCTTAACATCTGCGATTTTGTCTTCGACTTCCAACTTCTGCTTAGCTATTTCAACCAAACGCTGGTTTGCTGCCTCTGCTTCTGCCGACTGCTTAGATACTTCAATCTGTCTACGGATAGCGTCTGCAGTCATGTTGATTGAGCCTGTTGCTTTGTCATAGACAATGTTCAAGCCAGACACATTGTTATTTAATGTTTGAGTGGCAGCAGCAAGCTCTTTCTTCTGGCTAGCTGTCTTCTTCTGGACAGCGCTTAGTTCTTCAATCTTCCTGACAAGCTTTTCATTCTCATCAGCAGTAGCCTTTATTTCACGTCTGTGGTCTTCATAGCGTTCTTTGCCTTGAGCAACCTCATCATTTAATTTCTTGATGGATTCCTTGTGCTTCTCAGACGCTTCACGGGCTTTCTTCTGCTCGTCAGTCTCTCTGGATAGCCAGCTAACAAAACCAATTAATGCACCAACAGCAACAGCTATCCCTGCGGTTGAAAGGCTAGCAAATGCAGTACCAAGCGTTAACGTAGCCCCTTCAGCAACTGTAGCCGTACTGATAAATGACAAGAATGACTGGATCAAACCAGCTACCCAACTTTTGACACCATTAATAACAGCAAGCGCCAACATTGCGCCTTTAAAGGCCAATGCTCCAGCGACTGCTCCCATGATGACAGGGATTAACGCATCAAAGATAGGTTTCAAAGTGCCCAATACGTTGTTTACTGACTGTACAATCGGAACCAGTCCTCTGATACCGTCTGTGACGAATTTAAAGAAGCCGTTAACGCCAGCTTTTAGACCGTCCAAGTTCTTGGCAATACTTTTGCCAGTAATCGCTTTGCTCAGGTCATCAAAGGCTTTCATGACGTTTGCGATACCTTTTGCGAACGCATTGACAATGTTATTCCAAGAGGTCTGAATACCTTCACTGTTTTTCTTGGCCATCTCTGCGAAACCGTTCGTGCCTTGGTTCAGCTCAATCAGACGTTTACTAAATTGCTTAAACGTGATTTCTCCGTTTAGCAAGGCTGAGTAGAAGTCTTTTTGTGCTGATTCACCAGCAAAACCAAACGATTCAGCGGTCTTCTGCAAAGCGTAAGGCATGGTCTCTTGCAAAGTCTTCCACGATTGCATATCAACCTTACCAGCTGATAACATCTGGCTAAATTGTTGCAGACCACGGCTTGCGTCTTCAGTAGACGCACCAGACGCTAAGAACGCATTATTTAGGGCCAAGGTTAGCTTGGTTGATGTCTTTAGGTCACCAGTCATAGACGTGAGCTTCTGCGTCGTTTTAACAACGTCATCAAGCGTGGTAGGCAAGCCATCAATACCATCTGATAACTCTTTTGTGGAATTGGCTACATCTTTTGCGCTAAAACCTAGAGACTTCATAACCTTTGGATAGCGCTCCAGCGTATCAAAACGATTAATCGCTTTGTCTAAGGACGCGCTGACCAAGTCCATTGCTGAGCTTGCCAGTTTAAAACCGACAGCTCCGACAGAAAAGTTCTTGATGGATTCTTTGATCTTGTCAAATCCACTAGCGCCTTGCTTGGCTTTCTCTCCGCTATCCTTGGCTTTATTGCCAGCTTCGTCAAATCCGCTTCCTGCACCTTTGGCTACATCACCAGCGTTCTTCGCTCGATCTCCTGCCTGCTTAAAACCATCACCGCCAGCTTTTGCTGTTTCGCTTGCACTCTTCGCCTTATCGCCAGCTTCTTTAAAGCCTTGGCCTGAGCTCTTGGCTTTATCACCAGACTCTTTGATTTTGTCACTGGCTTGTTTAAAGCCTTCTCCGCTTCGTTTAGCGTCAGACTCGATTCTCTTTAGATCAGTAGACAAAGAAGATAGCTTCTGGCCATTTACTTCAACCTCAATGGTTATTTTTCCATCTGCCAATATTATTCCTCCTCTCTATCTAGACTGTATTTTCTTTGTAATTTGCGCATCAAGCCCTTATATTCACTAGAGTCGTGACTGCTAGGCTTCCATGATCTTATCTGGACAATCTTCATCATTGATGTGTCATCAGGTAGACCGTTCAGCAAGGCCATAAATTCAGCCCACGTCAGCTTCCCTTGCTCATCTAAGAGATTGATGCCATACGCTTGTATAAAACTAGCATATATGTCCTGAGCGTCTATTTCAAAATCAATCAAGCGGGCTTTGTCGTCTTCATCTACTACTGGCATAGGATTTCCTTGCCTGTCATAGATGACAGGGTCTTTTTTAACCGTGATAAAATGCTCGTCAATGTATTTCCAGATTTGAGATGCAAGCTCTGGATCTTCTATTTCTTCACCAGTCATGATTTCGATGGCTAACTGAAGCTTCTCAACGTCATTCAGCACATCATCTCCAAACATTTCAAACACATCTAAAACAACATCAAACGAACAATCTATTTCAAAGGCCTTGCCTTCGAATTCAAAAGAGGTTTCAAGAGGTTCATTCAGCTTCATAAGCCGACCTCCTTATTTTTTCTTTTTCTTTGATTTAGCCTTAGTCTTGTACTCGTTAGCTCGTGATTTAGCCTTGTTTTTACGCTCGATAGCAAGCTTTTCAAGCTCTGCCCCGATAAGTGTATCAACCTGATAAAAAGCTTCGTCTAGAGCCTCATAATCAGGGTATACTTTGTACAATTTAGCAAATGTCCCATCACCAAATACTAAGTCATACTTGATTTCAGTAGTTTTACGCTCAAGCGCCAAGGCTTCATCAACCGTTTTCTTGCTGATTTCACCCTTCTTCAAGTCGTCAAATTCGCCATTGTTAGACTTATCAACGATTTCTTTCTGATATTCGTTAAAGCGATTGTTCACTTCTTCTTCGATCTCAAAAAATCTTGTTAGATTTTCAATAGACGTATCAAACCACAGCTCTACTTCCCCTAATTTAACAGGGAAGCCTGAGCGCTTAACTTCAATTTGAATAGACATATTTTCTCCTTATTTTTTACAAAAAAAGAGCGCTACCTGAGTAGATAGCGCCTTTAAATTATCCCACTACCGCTGATTCTTTAGGAATTGAGTTGTATGAAATCTTGCATCCGAACTCTTCGAAGTCTGCAGCAGCACCAGAACCAGCTTTAATATCGCTGACTGTTGCGATTCCAACCCATTGTGTCTTGTTGTCTGCTGACACTACTTTGTGCCACACAAGACGATCATTGCCGAGTTTATATTTTAGACCTGCAATATGCTTCATAGCTTTATCTTCTTGGTCGTAAGTACCCTTGAATGTGTAAGAGCCTTTAACAGCGGTTACTGTAGTTTCTTCTGTTCCGTCACCGTCATAATAAGCGGTTGATGTTGTTTGCTCGTCAGTATCGTCTGAAATGTCTTCAATCCATTTAGCCAATTCCAGATAATCTGTCTTTTGAGGTTCTGTGCTACGGTCAGTCACAGGGGCAATAAAATGCCCACGTAGGGCGTTTTTATAACGTGCCATTTAATTCTCCTTTTTGTTTAAAATTGTTAGATTCGCAGTGATGTCCTGCAAATAAATGTAGTAGCCTTGTCCATCTCTTTCGTTAAGAGTTGGAGCGGTTACTGTTAAGTCGTTAAAAATATATGAGTCATTTCTGCTTGGTAAATCAAGGTCAAACTCTGACAGTTCTTTGTTGATTTCCCACAAGCACTCGCTTGCTTTCTGCTGGTCTTTCGTCTTTATGGCAATCTCAAAAATGAGGTTTACATCTTTTGACCCATCCATGTACTCTTTTTTGACTTGCCCGCCTGGTAATGGATAGAGGACTAATCCCTCTTTTTCATCCAAAAAATCCAGTCGGCATTTTAAAGACAAGCCTAGGCTGTCGATAAAAGCGCGTAAGACAACAGCAAAATCATTGTTATTCTTCGTCATTTGATGCCCATCGCTTTCAATCCAATTTCTGCCCATTTGTCAGCATGTAGAGGTTTAGCTTTCAAATCCCAGCGTTTACCTGTTCCAGGTGTTGAGTAATTGCTAAAACTAAAACTTCTGTGCTTGTTGTATGCTCCGCCGTAAAACTGAGCTCTTGCGTAAGGTGTGTTATAGACAATTTGCGAACCGCCACCCGTTACATGTCCGCTAAGCCTTAGAGGCCCATTTTTCAACGGGATATACGGATCCATATCAATCAGAGCCTGATTGGCAATAGCTAACTGCCCTTTTTTAACATTTGTCTTATTGAGTTTTTCTTTCGCTTTGCTCAAGTCTATTTTTAATTTAATAGAGGTCATCACATCACCTCAATCTCATAGCAATAGACCTTATTTTTAAACGGATAATACACTGGGATTATTTTGTTGATGATGTACTCTCGGTCACCATCTTTTACAATCCCGCTACGATAAGTGTCATCAATCTGCACATCACAGTATTGTGTGTACACGAACAAGACACTTGGTTTGCTAAAAGTCGGATTCTTCGTCCCTGCTGGATTGTTGATAGCGCCTGGTGCATTATAGTTTCTGTCGAATCTCACAGGAGATAACAAAAGAGGGTCAGAATAAGATTCCTTCCCCCAATCGTCTTTATCTGCCTGCTTTTGGATTGTGACAGAGTCAACTAATGCTCGCTTATCTACCATACCTATCAACCCCCGAATACAAGAACCCAGCTGATTTTAGGGCGTTAAACGCGTCAAGCGACAGATTATATCCCGAAGCTATTTCATGAGCCCTAGAGGAGCCCTGAGAGCCGTAGGATACGGTTGTGCGACCCAAGGTCATGCTTGAGATTGATTGTTTATCCTCTGCCGTCAAAATGCCTGAACTTTCCAAATAATGCACTTGGTAAGCAGTAGCTAGCTTAACAGCTTTCTTTCTAAGTTTAAAATCACTCTCAAAGTCGTTATAGTCGTAAAAATGACGAATGAATAAATCGATTGCAAGTTCAGCTTGTTTCAATCGATCGTCAAAGCCAGTAAACTCGTCAAAACCAAGTTTGATATACTCTTCTTTAGTTAAGTAAGCGATAGTAGCCACCTCCTTTTCTAAAAGGCGGTGTTACTCTTCCGCCTCGTCTGTCTCATCAATCGGAACAAAGAACGGGCTAAGTTCTGGGTGAGCTAACAACCCTTTTGCATTTAACTCAACCGCTTTTTGTTCCTCGATTTCATATTTCTTGTTTTCCTCAAATTGAATTTCTTCACCATCGATGACAAAAACCACGTTTGATGTTGCTTTGAATTTTGCCATTTAATCACTCCTCCACTTCATATCCCGAAGCCAAGAAAGCAGATACCTGTATTTGGCTCGCTACAGTGAAAGATACACCATCTTTAGTCAAAGTAACTAGTCTTGGATTAGAAACAGCCTCGGCTACCTCTTCGGTGATTTCCTCGGTTTTTTTCTTAGCCATTAACTACCTCCTTTTTAAGCGGATTTGTGAACGTAAATCGCCTTTTTCTTGTTATCCAAAACAAATGCATCATAGCGAATGCGTCCTTCAACCAATTTACCATTGATTCCTGGTGGGTTATCGTGGATCTTGTAGTCTTCCAACTTAACAGGAGATGTAGTAGCAATTGGGTGAGCAATAACAAAGTCTACATTCTCTGGAAGGCGTGATGTTGGAGTCAACACAACAGGAAGGCCATCAATCATACCAACTTGACCTTTGATTGTAATTTCTTGGCCAAGATCTGAATTTTTAACAAATGTAGGGTCAAGCTTAATCAACTTGTAGAATTTAGGCGATACGTGAAGTACACGTCCGGCAACTGGAACGAATGCGTCAGTAAGTTTTACCTGACCATCTAACACTGCTTCATAAGCATTATCTTTTGTGATTGCTCCAGTAGCGACATTGTCTGTATCTGCACCAGCCACAATCTTAGAGAAGCGATAAGTATCAACTTCTGGAATCACGACTTCTGAAAGTTGACGCGCAAGAGCTTTGCCAGCTTCCATCACACCGTTTGTATCCTGTTCTGACTTCTTGTCGATGGTAAATGTGAATGAACGGTCTTTTGTCAATACCATTGTTTGTACTGTGTTGCCAAGTTCTTCAGCTTCCCCGTAACGGTTTTGACCAGTTGTCTTGTAGTCGTTCATTTTAGATGTTGGTACTGAGTATACTTTTACAGTATCAACACCCGTAAAATCAAAGTCTTGGTTGATAATTCCTGTAGAAAGGGCTTCTTTGGCAAAGCGCTCATCTACTTTAGCATCAAATTTAGCTGCATAATTTACTGCCATTTAGTTTTTTCCTCTTTTCTTGTTTTTATTAAACGCTGTCAAAGCCAGCGAATAGCGCTTTATCTTCTGCGCTAAGGTTTTCGCCTCCGTCTGCTGGCGGGTTCCCTCCAGTCGAAAACGTAGGTTTGGGTTGTGCGTTGTCTTGACTTTGAAATAAATAAGGGCTTACTTCTCTCAGACCTTGAATAGTTTCTTCGATGACTGGCTTTCCATCTTCTCCTAGCTCAATCTTGTCTAGGTCAATAAACTTCATAAGGTCGTCTGAGTTATAAGCGCCCACATCTTTCAACGCAAGAGCAACAGCGTTTGTTTTGGTTACCTGAGCCAGTTTAGCCTCGCTATCTGTCCTATACTGGTCAAATTGAGCTTGCAAGTCAGCTAATTGTTTCTTGCTTTCTTCACTAGCTCCTTCTTTTGCCTGTAAGTCCTTCAAAGCTTGGTTTTGCTGTTCCAGTTGACCTTTTAGCGAGTCGGTTTCTGCTTGCATTTCTGACTTAACTTGTGACTTTGCATTCTCAATACCTGCACCGTACGCTTGCATGATATTATCAATCACTGTCTTGTCTGTGATGCCAGCTTCTGCCAACATTTCCCGTTTTAAACTCATGTCTAAAACTCCTCCTTTTTTTACGTCACACGGACAAAATTAAGACAGTTTTACGCCATGCTCCAGGGCAAAATAAAAACCGCATGATTCTTCATACGGTTTGTTATAGCAATTAAGTAGCAGTCTGTTCCTGCCAGTCAAGATGACGGATCACCTCCCTATCCGTAATACTTTTCTTTAGCATAATCACGATGTAGAAACGGATGCTGTCTGAGATAGTCTCTCATAGCTCCTTGCTGGATTCTAACCTTGCTCTTGTACTTGTCTATCAGCTCCTTGTCGCCTAATTTCTCGGCTACGTGGAGCTTTTCCTTGTTATTCCTGATAGACCGCTCTAAGGCTCTCTGCTTAGCTTCTGCGTTTGCATTTTCTATCGCCTGCTCTGGCGTTGCGTTCTTCACATCTTCCCCTAACTCTGGCAACTCATTGATGCCAGGAATAAACGGGGTCAAGATATGACCGCAGTTGATACCCAAGCACCCCGCAGGCGTTCCATAGCCGTGGTCGTTAAGAGATAAGATAGTATATCCTTCTTCTTCACGAGCTGAGCCAGTGGTTACAATCTGATGCTGCAGAGGTGCGCAAGCCTCTCTAGCTGTAGCCTTCTTGGAATAATAAAAGGTATCTATCCCTAGCTCTTCAGCTGGCATGGTTCGCATTTCTCGGTAGCTTCTAATAGCTGTGGTCTTTATGACTGTACGTGCATAATTATCTATCTTCCAGCGCTTGCCACCCCTATCAACAAAGCCTTTAAAGCCTGCGTCTTGCCATTTCATGACGGTTTCATTTAGCGCCTTGTCATGAGTGGACAAGCCAGTCACTACACGAGCCACAGAATCTTGTATGATACCTCTGTACACCTCAGATACCGCTTGCGGTAGCGTAGTATTAATCAGATTTTTAATATCTCCGTGTGATTGGTTAAAATAACCAGATAGCAACTCTTGGACATGCGATGAATCTCCGAGTTCACCTTCTCCCAAGTCATCAATTAGATGTTGCTTGGTGTCCTTGTAAATCCTAAAACCTTCGCCCTCGATAACCTGCCTAAGCTGTTCTTCTCCTATTTTTGAATATTTAGCAATCGTCTTCAGGTTCTGCTCGTTCAGCAAATGCATCTGATTCAGCTTCTCTAACTGCCAGATATACGGATTGTCAGCGAGCGAAGCAGTGCCACGCTCTAACAGCCTGTCTATGACTTCGTCGAACAGGTCAAGGGTTAGCTTGTGATAAGTATCAGCAACTTGACCCGCTTCTAAAATTAGCTGTTCATCATCAAATTTAATCGGGTACTTGTGCTTCATCTAATCATTCTCCGTAAATCTCTACGTCCGTTTGACTTCTAACGCTTCCTACGTCTGCTACAGCCTCTTTTCTAACAGCATCAGCCATTTTCTTGGCTTCTTCTGTGGAAAATCCTAGAGCCTTTTCTATCGCGTACTCACGACTTACCAGACCGCTCGCTAGAGCCTTTGTGTAGTATTCCAACTGAGTATTCTTGTCAGTAAAAACTCCGTCATCAAGACTTACCGTGACATTCTCAAGCGTTGGAATAGGCCCGCTGTACAAGTCATACAATGCACCAAGCTCGCAGATAGAAACCACAAGTTCTTTGATTGACTGTTCTACCAGACTTACAATGCTGTTGCGCATTTGATAAGTATCCGAGTTTTCGCTGACCACTTCAGTAGCCGTCTTCATACTCTTCCCGTCGAATGTAAACATCCCAGCAGATACACCTATCTGCATTTCAAACAGCGCCAATCCTTCGTTAATGGCTTTGATGTAGTCATCCGAGCGAATAGGCGTTGTCAGATCTGTGATGCTGACAGGAGTGTCCTTGCCACCGTCTATCTGCTCATAGACATTCTGTTCTGGGTCAAACTCACGCTTAACAAGGTCAATATCGCCATCTCTTGCAAAGCCAACTCTGACAGTCTGGTCAGGCACGATGACACGACGTTGACCCATCTTGACTTCCCAGCGAAACTCGTCATAAGTCGTGTTAATAAAATCAATCGTACTCTTAGCATTATCAAAGATAGACAGACCAAGAGGACTGTTAATATCTTTGTTGTTCATGCCTGGAGGCTTTAGGTAAGTAAACAACGGCCTTGTCAGCTGTTCAAGGACAACCTCTTCCTCAAGGTCTTCATAGACTTCGGCTAAAGGTACTCTGTCGCCAACCTTCTCTTTTTCAGCCGAGCGATAAAGCTCATTAGTGATGACGTACTTGCCGTCTTTATCCCATTCGTGGAACTCAATCAAAGTATAGTAGACGTTCTTCTTGTCGATCGCCTTGATTGTCTTTGTCACGATTGCTGCAGACGATATATCCTGCGTGTTAGATTGCAATGGCAAAAACACTGGAGCTTGAACGAACGATACCTTCACGCTATTGCCTGATACATAAGGGCGCATAGCAAGACCGCCAAGAGCCAAACAACTTTCAAGATACCGTTCAAAATTCTTGTTGAATCGGTCGTTCTTTAGCGTTTCTTGGATAAACTTGTTAGCTGTTGTGTCATCCACGGTTATCTCCGCCTGCTCGTTAAATACAAGACTTGCAAGCTTCTTTGAAGCCGTGCGTGCAATTGGCAAATGATTCATGCTACGCTTTTTCTTTTCGTGGTTCGAGTTCAAATACTCAATTTCTGGCCATTTACTTTGATAATAGGTCAGATTGCGAGAAATCCTGTTATATTCTTCCTGCGTTACTGCAATTTTAGGATGTTCTGTGATATTGCCTAATGATTGGCCTGTCATTGCGTATGTACTCCTTTTAAATATATTCTTAATTCTTTGTATGATACCCATTTCAAAGCCTTTCTTAAGCTTTCAACCCGAGCAATTGAAGGTTATCCACAATCATATACTGAAACGCGTCACAGGTATGGTCGTCTTCCTTAACAACTTTAGGGTCATCGTTCATGATTGACTTCTCCTCCCATTGATAGCGCTTGTGCTCCTCGACAAAATATCTCAGGTTGTTTTCCGTCGGTAAATAATAAAAACGCCCATCAGCTAGTAAGGATTGGACGTATTCAGTCATAACTATTTTTTTCTTTTTGGCTACTGGATGCCAGCGAATGCCAAAGTCTTCCAAGTATTGGTTTCTCAACGCACCCTCTGCGCTATCGATTGTCATTTCTACTACTGGCACATTGACAAACAGCTTTGTCTGCCTTGTGACAAACTCATGCAACTCTTTAGATAGCACACTAGGCGCTTTCTTATGTATCTTACCAGCAGGACTGTAGTAATAATTATCCACAAGGTATAGTTTGCGCTTGTTAGTAACCACAGCATGTAAACAAGTAGTAGCCGATTGTTGGTGACCTGTATCTGCTGCAAACAACTGGCCGATAACACGCTCGTTATCTGGTATCTTGTCTACCCTGTGGAATAAGTCCATGTTGTAGACGTTTGTGCCAAGCCCTACAGGCTCGCCCAAGTAAATATAGCGATAGTAGTCGTAGTCGTTTTCTTTTATCCGCTCTATATCTGCTAGCATTTGTTCTGTCACAAAGCCAAGCTCATCGTCTAGATAGCTTGATTTATGCAGCAGGTAGTCCTCCCGCTCTTTCAGGCTATCCCACCACTCGTTGATCCAAGAGTATGGATTTCTAGGCGGGTTATACGTCCAGAAAAATTTAACGAACGGTACATCAGGGTGTTTCTGGCGCATGAACGTAACATTAGTCTGGTCAAAATCCTCTTGATTAGAGAACTCTGCAGCTTCTTCATACCAAACGAAGATAATGTTCCCGATATCGTTTGATTTGAGCTTCTGGAAGTCGTCTTGACCGTAGAAATAGAATGTTGAGCCTGTGACCTTATCTTGTATCTTAAACGGAGATACAGTGGCTTTAAATCGCCCTGAGATACCGAATAGATTCAACGCCCATTGAATCTTCAGATAGACGCTGTCTCGGATTGTATTTCCGACCTTGCGAATGACTACAGCATTTGCTTTTTTGTTTTTCTTCAAAAACTTAGCCATGCCGTAGACCATGCTTAGTGCAACTACCGAAGATTTGAAAGAGTTACGACCACCAGCGAGAACATTATAGGGCAACTTAGATATCCAGACAGGCTTAAAATGCGGATTCACATTCTTCTGGATGTCAATCGTCATTTTCTGCCCACCTGTCTATAATCGTGATGTTAGTCTCGGCCATGTTACCAGTCTCTAACTGAGCTTTTAGTTTCTCGATTTCAAGTTCCATCTTCTCGCCTTGCTTAGCGGTTGGATAGCGTTTCAAGATTTCTTGTATAGCCTTGATAACCGTTGCATTATCAGCCTTTTTCGTCATCCTGTCGACTTCACCCGTGACAGGATTCATCATCAAGACTTCTTCGTCCCGCTTACCTCTTGCGATATCAGACAAGATGCTCAAAGCCTCTCTAGCGCTCATGATGTTATGCTCTTGCATTTCAATCATTCTAGCGTCTATGTAGGCCTTAATTTCAAGTTTTTTCAAGTTCTGCCCAGCTATGCGCCCTGCTGTCTTTTCGCTGTATCCAGCCTTGATTGCAGCCTGTGTTGCATTGCCAGTAGCGATGTACTCGTCTGCGAACTTTTGCTGTCTAACATTTAACTTGCTGATTTTCCATCACCACCTTTCAGACAAAATAAAAAGTCGCATAAGCGACTGAAGGGAATCTCTGGAATCGAACCAGAAGAGGCAAAGATTTTTTGAAAAAGGTTGTTTGCGAGGTAACCATGAACACGAACATGAACATTAAAAAATACATAAGGAGACTTAAGACCTCTTAACCATTATTCCCAAAATGCGCCCTAACCGCAGAGGCGCGATACTGTACGAATTTCTAGTTTTTATTGTTTGCGGTTATGTAAGAGAGAGCCTGAAATCGCATCAGGTTAAAATCTGCTATTCTCTCCCCGGAAGTTTAAAGGAATTAGAACATCAAAGACCTCTTGCCAAATCTTTGATACTACTATTTTATCACTATTTCAGCCTAACAATTCCCGCATTTTTACCGCATTTTTACCGCAAAATTACCGCTTTTCGCAAACCAAGACCGCACCACGATACTGCCAAGCAAATGCTAATAAGGCTCTATCTAACAATTCCTGATATCGTGTCTTCTCGATACCTAATTCTGTGTAGATGACATACGCAGAGTCAGGCACGTTTTTCAAAAATCGCGAATACAAAATAAATCTGTATGTTGGATTGAACAGTCTTGATACTGCCTGCTCAATCTCTTCTAGCTCAGACAGAGCGTCTACTCGTCTAATAGCCAGATTCTCGATAGGTCTATTAGGCCCGCTTGCTCCACGAATTTCAAAAGTAAATTCCTGCGTTACCTTTTGAATAGCTTCATCACAAGCAATCTCCCGCCATTTCGGATATTCTCTCAATTTAGCCTTTGCCTTACGAATCGTCCTTTTTTCGTTGATCTCTGGCAAAAGCGGAATCACTCTTTCTTCAGACATTCGATCTCCTCATCACATCGTTTAACCTGTTTCTTCAGCCAGTCCCTGCGTTTTGATGCTACTTGCAGACCAAAATCCCTCTGCACGATAGCCATGTGTTCTGGTTCCAAGTCTCTCAAATAGCATTTCTTCGCATGTTCTAACTGATCTATTTTATCCTCCAACATTATTTTTCTCCGCCACTTCTTTTAGATTTTTAGCAATCTCTGCATCGATTGTTCTGTTGAGCTTGTCTACCTGCTCTGTGATTTCTGCATTTTGTCTCTCTAACCTAAAGACCTTGTCGTTTAGATTTTGGTTCGCTTCGTATTGCTTATAAAACCCAAAGCAGACGACTGCTACAAATACGCATAATATCAAGTAAGTGAACTTATTTAAAAATTTATCTGAGTTCATTTTAATCTCCTTTTTTCTTTAAAAATTCGGGCATGTCATCACCGACTGAAATAGATTCGTACTGATCCTTATTGACCAGATACTTACCATAATGCCTGACTGTGATGTGATACCTGCCGTTAACTTCTTCCTTGTGAGTTACTACAGGTTTATTAAACACCGCCCCTGCGTAGAATGATACTACGCATGAGGCTAAGAAGAATATTAGTTTAATTTCAGTCATTGTCGACCTCCAAAAGTTCGGGATTTTGATATACATTTCCGATAATTTCTCTATTGCTTGCCACGTTACACAATCGCTCGAAATTATTGTATCTAATTAAGCTATTCGTCCACATTCCCAGATCTTCTCTGTATTCGACAAATCCATTTAACAGACCATCTTTGGTTCCAAGTATATCCCCCTCAAAGATCTCCTGCCCGTTCTTATCAAACAAGCCTGTTGATTGCATTATGACTAGATGTTCAACAAAAACATAATCTGGAGCGCTTGCGACGGACTCCTGTTCAACGACTACAACTTGCCCACTTTCTGTTATTGCGAAAGTATCTTTAAACATTTCTTTTTTTGAGCTATCCCACGCTCTATACCTTGTAATCATCTTGCACCTCCTTCTCATTTTTTTCAAGACTATCCGCTACATGTTTTACTAATAAAGATGCTCCAAGTATAACAAGGTCATCATGCGATAGATTTTTCAAATCTTCTTTAGTCAATTCCTTCTTGCTCATCTTCCGCCTCCTTCGCATCATATTGCAAGCACACTAGACATTCATATAGTTCTCGTGCTTGTCTCTTGATGTTAATTAATGATTGATTGCTCAAACCATCAGATTTCTTGATAATTTCTATCTTTAGATTTGAAATCGCAATAATTAATTCTTTTTCTCTTTTCAAGCCTTCATTATCTATCATCCTTCCACCTCCTC